CGATGACCACGATCTGTTGGTTTTCGCGGGCGATGCGGTCTATCAGGTCGCGGCGCAAGGTGCTTTTGCCTGCGCCCGATTCGCCCACCACTGCAACAAAGCCACCGTGGCGGGCGGTATGCCACAAGGTTTCGCGCACATAGCGCACGTCGTCAGAGAGAAAAACATCCTCGTGCGACTGGAGATCATCGGCGAACGGATCGCGGAACAAGCCAAAATGCTTCCTGGCGGCTGGTGTTAAAGTTTGTTTGCGTAGTAACATGGTTTCCTCCTGAGGTTGCTGGGGTTGCTGCTCAACTGCATTAAAAGCACGGCGACATACTTGCTGGTCTGCGCCGTGCGACTCTAAAAACTTCAGGATTCCCAGCCGGACGGTCTCGCCGTCCGGTTGTTTTGGGAATTGCCCGTGATTGCAAATCTGCGCCACGGTTGCTGGCGAGAGTTGCAAGTGCTGCGCCAGCTCGCGCTGGGTCCTGCCGATTACTTTCAGTATCTGTTTCAATATCAACATCACTTCATTCCTCCCACGACAACGAGCGGAGCGGATTCGCCACGCAATAAACGGGTTTTCAGTGCTTCTACCTCACCGGATGGGATGCGCTTGTCTGGATAGCGCTGTAGCACCACCGCTGCGAACTCCTTGCGCCAGTCGCCGCCCATGCTGCGTGAGAACTCGATCAGCGACAGCGGCGGGAACTCGATGCGGGTATTACGCGCGGCGGCGATCTGGTCGGTATCCAACGGGGTAGCGTCAGGCAACAGGCGTTGCGGCAGCTCGGCACTACCAAGGTGTGAATGCGCCACCAAGCCCTTACCTTCGTTGAGATGTGCAAAGGGACGCTGCTGCTTGGCGCGGCTGACTTCGGCAGTGTCGCGGTTGGCGTCAGAACCATAGGCCACCTGAGCTAGGCGATTGTCATTCGCCTCTGTGAGTGACTGCGGTGCCTTGCTGTATTCACCCTTCACCTGCGCCGACATCGAGTTGCCAAATTCATCGAATACGCTGTCTGGCTGCACTTCCACCAACAGCGGCTCACCACCGATACGCGGTATCTCGACGCGTAGCGCCCCGCCCTTGAGCAGCAACGGCCAGACCTTGATATCCATCTTGTTGGCGAGGAATTCCGCCCAGGGCCGCAGATCGTACTGACGTGACTTTTTAATCTCCGGGTGCACAAAGGTGAATAGATGGTTCTTCACCTGACGGCTCTTTTCATTTCCATGCAGGAAGTATTTGCACACACTGATATCGGGTATCTCGATCAGGTGCTCTGGTGTACGCAGGATCAGCTGCCACAAATCATCGCGCACCAGATACTCGCCTGATGCACGTTTGATGCGGCATTCCACATGCGGGATAGCATTGGCATTGAAATCGCGCACCCATTTTTCTGCGGAGGCATTGAGCTGCTCGACACTGTCTACCGGCTCAATGCGTAACCGGCTCTCAAAGTGCGTCTCAACGATATCGTTGCTTTTCTCTGCACCACCTTTTGCCCAGGAATGCCCGGCGGCATGAGTAATGACTTCGACGCCCATTGCCTCCATCCAGTTGAGGATGCCATGCGCGGTGTTGGCGCTACCCTTGTCCATTTCAACTCTGGCGGGCACGCCATAGGACAAACGGTGATCCACGCGGCACATGGTGTAATGCAGGAATTCGAACAGGCTGCGCTGATTCTCACCAGCAGCTTCATAGTAGCGAACGTCTATCGAGCTGGAGGCTTGCTCCCAACGCACATACCGCCATACCTTGAGCTTGATTTTGGCGTAATTTTCGAGCTTGTTTTTATAAAACTCTTCGTCGCGCATGATGCGCTGCTTGCCGCCCATGTAATAGATCACGCACAAACTAGGGTCAACCTGTATCACCTGATTGACATGCGCCGCACGCGTCTGGATATGGGTACGCGAATTGGCAATGCTTTCCACATCCATGCCTCTTTCGCGCAACAGCGCATTGATACGACCCTTGCCGACATTGACCACCATCCCGTTCACATGGGCAATATTCATGGCAATGGGGGTCGGCATGGTGTCTTTGTCGTTTGCGCGTCGCCCTTCGCGTTTGGCAGCAGCGATCACCTCAAGCGTCTCGGTAGGTAGGCGTGTGCTACCCGCATCCGCACGCTTCTTACGCCCGCTCTGATAGCCAGCGTGTACTTTGAGCCACTGGTAAACCGTATTGGCTTGCATGCCTATATCAGAGGCAAACGCGACCACCAGCGCACGCTGACTACCGTGCGGAGCGGCAATCAGCGCATCGCGCAGCGTAAATAGCCGCTGGAGCATATCGGGAGAAAGTTGCGTGGCCATGTCCATATCCTTAGTCGATCAATGCGCCTAGCGTGATGTCGAACTTGCGTTTCACAGCAGCCACGATGTCTTCTGCGCGCTGGATCGCCTCAGCTATTTCACGACCGATTTGTTCGCGTGCAGCTTCCAGTGCCGCTTCTGCACCGGGTTCGGCTTGCTGATCCATGACTTTTTCACGGATAACATCCAGCGCCGTGATGGACTCCACAAAGGTATTACGGTGCGCAGCGACATGTGCATTGAGTAAGCGCATGGTTTCCGACCAGACTTCCTGAGGGTCGATCTCGCGGCTCAGGTCTTTTTGCAACTGGGTGATGGTGCTGCTTTTCTGCTCCAGCACGCGGTCGGTCGCGTCGGCATCGGCTTTAGCTTCACGCAGCGCGGCGCGCAGCTCTTTCACCGACATAGTGGCGATCTTGTCCAGGTGCAGCTCGCCGGTTTGCCCGGTTAACTCCAGCTCTTCGAGCTGTTCGTCGTCCAGTACCAGCATCTCGAACAGCTTGGTTTGGTTACCGAGTGCTTTGGTCAAATGCGCCGTTGACGACGCATTTGAAAACTTCATTCCAGCCTGCATGAATTTTTGCGCAACACGCGGTTCGATCCCCAATACATCCAGCCGCACGATAAAGTTGCCATGCCCGCAGGCCGTTTTCAGCACTGCCAGACCGCGCCCGACCTCAAGGCAAGACTCGACACTGCGGCGCATGTTGGCGCTGATGTCGCGCTGAATCAGATCCGGGTCGGTACAGTCGGCAGGCAGTTGATAGCCGATCTGCAACGCAACCGCGCGCACCGTGACCTCCAGTTCACGCTGAAACACCGCCAGCTCCTGTGCGGCAGCACCTGCTTCAGCCAGCCGAGTGTCGTCAAAATTATCGGTGGCTGAGTTCAGTTCGTGATTGTTTGCTTTGCGTGCCATTTCTTATGCTCCTCAGTAATTACGGGTAAAACTGGTTTTCAAATCGGCAACCTGGCGCTCGGCCTTGTCCAGATCGGCCAGCACACGGCCATACACGCGCGCCATGCACGGTGTGGGGTGAAACAGCCCGGTGGTGTCATCCTTGCGCGCCCAGCCTTTGCCGATCACCGCGCGCATCAGTACCGTGACGGTGCTGGGATTGAGTTCCAACCCCTTGGCCAGCGCGCTGTTGGATGTGCCGCTCACCGCGCAGCCGGACAGCGCATCGAGCAGATCCAGCACCTTGGCGGCGGAACTGCGCTCGTCTGCTGCCTTGATCATGTCTTCTCTCCCAGCTCGATGCGTGATGCCATCCAGCCGCGACCGATGCTTGGCTTGCGCTCGGCCTCATCGGCGAGGGCGATCAGTTGTTGCGCCAGATAGCGCAATTCATCAGGGCGTATTTCCATGCCGTTGAACGGCGCTGAATCAATCTGCACCAGAGGCTTTTTGAAGCGGCAGCGGGTGAGTATGGCGATAACTTTCATGATTCCTCCGTGAATTCAAACTCGGGTTGCAGGTGCTTTTGTACGTTGCCCTTGTGCCAGGCCAAGCCCTCCATGCCTTGCTGAATGGCTGCCAGCACTGCGTCGGCCTCGGCGCGGCCAGCGTAAAACTGGAGCAGCTGGCCGGTGGCAGCATTCAGCAGCTCTTGCAGAACATGCATGTCTTCTGCCGTAGCCGACCGTCCGCTGGGTGCCTGGATCACCAGATAGCCCTCGCTGGCAGCCAGCCAGCGCGAGACGAAGTTGATGCCGCAGATGTGTTCGTAGGCTGGCACCGATGAGGCAGGCATACGTCCGTTGGATAGCCACTTGTAGAGCAGGTCGGCAGTCACATCCATCAAGTCGGCGATGCGCTCAACCGAGTAGTTTCTCTTCTCCAGCGCATGGTCTTTACACAAGCGCAGCGCGTCGCGCAGGCTGCTGGGTTGCACCCGTTTCCAATTACGCTTAAACATTTTTATCCCCAGACACAGAGATTTGATGCCTAAGCCATGCAAGTGATTCGATTGCTTGACTGATTGATTTCACAGCATCCTTGCTGTGTATGACATCGCCTTCCGATTTAAGCGCTTCAAACATTGCATTAGCCACATGCAAATGCACATCCGCGCTATTTTTTACTACTGCAAAACACCCGGTTTGGGCTGGTATAGTCAGGAGGCCAGCTATCTCGGCAATGCATTTTGTCAAGGCGTTGCAACCACAAGCCTTTTCAAAAGCAGGTATTTCTTCAGCCGGAATACGTGATTTCTCCAGCCACTTAAACAGCACCCATGTATCGACATTCATGATTTCTGCGATGTCGCTTACAGTTCTGTAATGGTTGATCTTTGCGTGTGTTTTACACTCATCAATTGCCGTCTTGACTTTCAATTTCAGATCAGATGACATTTCCAGAAATCCTCATATTGGTGCGCGTCAGAACAAATCGCGACTTAGAACAGGTTAAAATGCGTTTAACTGAGTAAAATGCACAGCAAGCACAACGCACAATGGAGAGCAACATGAGCGAAGAAGATCGGATAAATGAGTTAGATCGGAACATGGATGACGCTTTCGATAGTTTGTATGTGGCCAATGCTGTTTTGCATGCGCTGGTTTCAGTTCTCAAACCAGACGATGCGGCGCTTGTTGCCCGTCAACTCGATATAGTGATTGATGGTCTTTCACAAGAGCAAAATCCACCAGCGCCGCACCATCAGAAGACGCTGCACGGCTGGCGAAATCTGGTTGCGAACAAAGCAGGAGATGCGATACGCAAACCTGAGGCATAAGGCACTTACCATTGGCGCGGGTGGACTCACGCTTCATTGCGGCTAGCTTGGTTAAGGTTTCATCGTTTAATTGAGTGGTTTGCATGGTGGTCTCCCGGATTACGCTGTTGGTGGTTTGGCGAAAGTGGTTTTGCCTGTTTTAGGGTCTGGCTTGAGACCCAGCAGGATGGCGGCGCGGTGCGCTTCGCCGCGATGGCCTACAAGCTTTCCGCAGAGCAGATCGCGTACAGCCTGATGGTTGATGTTGTGCTCGCGGCACAACACGCTGACGGTGATACCTTCGGCCCGTAGCCGGTTGCGTACCGCTTCGATTTGCTCTTTGGTATAGCCCATGATTGCGCTCTTTATCGAATGTAATTCAACGCGCTTCTCAGGTTGGATGAAGCAGTCTTGAAATTGATGGAAATAGGCTGGATGCATGATTCCTCCTAGGCGGCGAGTTTTTCTGGATCGGCTTTCAGGCCGAGTTTGACGGCGATGTCGTGAGCTTTGCCGTAGTGGGCCTTGGCTTGGCCGTTGAGCACGCGGTACACCTCATTACGGGTATAGCCGTTGGCGGCAGCCCAGTCGGTAAAAGTGATGCCGCGCTGCTGGAAGCTGCGTTTGATTTGTTCGGCTGACATGGAGTTGTCCTTTCGCATTTTTTATTGAGGAGCTTGGTTATGATTGATGTACCCACTGCCGTTTCGATTTTCAGCTCCGCTACGGGCGGCATTAAGACCGCCATAGAAGTGGTCAAAAGCTTGCGCGGTAGTCCATCCCTCACGCCGGGCGAGGCGGAGTCGGTCGAGTTGGCAACCGAGCGCATGATGGCGGCGGAGCAGGCTTTGTTTGACTTCAAACTGCGCGCTTTTCCGCTCATAGAGGAAAATGCGGCACTTAAAAGTCGCAACCGAGAGCTCGAAGCGTTTCACACTGCAAGAGAGGGCCTGGAGCGCAGGGTTTTTGCTCAGGGCGCATCGGCATTGGTGGATAAAGAGGTGCAGCCGCCTTACCTGAACACGGTCTGGTATTGCGAGCACTGCATGAATAAAGGGATGAAGTCTCCCTTCAATCTCGATCATCGCGATTTTGGCTTTGATGTTTATCATTGCCCGTCTTGTGCGGCCAAAATCAAAGTACCGAATGACCTCCGTGCTGAAGTCATCATGAGCAGCGGCAGGCGAACCGATTTCAGCGGGTATTAGTGGGTGCGTCATTTTTTTAGTCTTTCGTGATGCAAAGATGATTTGGTTTTGATGTGTTCATTCTCAACGAACGTTGAGAATTAGTCAAGAGGTATTTTTAATGAATGTTGAGATTTGCAAAAGACTTAAGGATGAACGTAAGAGGCAGAACCTGACGCAACAGCAGCTTGCTGATATTGGGGGGGTTACTGCGACAACGATGTTCAATTACGAAAACGGTAGAGAGCCTTCTAGTGGGTTTCTTGCAGCCATCGCCGATACAGGGATCGACGTTCTGTATATCTTGACCGGGCAACGTTCTGGCTCGCCGCTATTGAGCTTGGAACAACAGTGTGCGGGGTTTTCCGTCGAAGTGATGAGCAAACAGGAGCAGGCGTTGCTGGACAACTACCGCCACAGCCCGCCCGAGGCACAGGCCGCGATCAAGGCGACGAGCGCTGCGCTCGCGCAACGGGGCGTGCACCCGCAAGGGGTAGGCCGTGGCTATACAGCCGACAAGTCGGCAACAGCCACGCTCAAGAAAGGCAAGGTAGCGTGATGGATACAGATAAATTTTTACCTACAGGGAGATAACAATGGAAAATGAACCCTCTTGCGGGACGGGGTCTGAACCCTGCGTTGAAAGCAAGCTATTAGCTTTACATGTTTCGACGGTGTGCCTAGCGCGGGCACTGGCACTTTCCGGCGCGCTGGACAGGGAGTTATTCCGCCGTGAGTTGCTGCAAGGTCGCCAGTGGATGGCACAGTTTGACCATGCCGGCCATCATGTAGCGGCATTTGATAGTTTGCTAGACATGCTGGGAGACATATAGAATATGAATAATATCGTCAAGCACCCTGCCTGGTGGCAGGATCAAACCCAACCCCCGGAGCCTCCTGATATGGATATGATCGAACGTGTCGCCAAATTAGAAGCCAAGCTGGATGCGGTATTACCGACACTGGCAACCAAGGCGGATTTGCATTCCGAGTTACACGCAATGACCTGGAAAATCTGGGGATTCGCTGCGGCTCTGGTGACACTGGTATTTGCCATCGGCAAATTTTTGCACTAGCCCGGTAGGGTGGGCACGCCGTTGTGCCCACGCGGATAGGGGCCGCGTGGGCAGATAAGACCTTGCCCACCCTACCCACTAATTTTCATGATAGCCAATTCGAAGGTTTATAGGCCGCACCACTCAGCAATACCGCCAGCAAAAACCACCAGCCACTGCGATTGAGCATAAAAACAGCGTACCAGGCACCGCCTAGCCAGGTGGTTTTTTTACCTGAAAAACACTCTACACCCAATCCAATAGCGCCCTAAACCGGAAACCCTTCCGGCTTAACCGTCCCCTCGCGCGCGCGTAAAGTCGCGGCATGAACACCCCCCTGAATAGTTGCGGTCGCTGCGCCCACTGGATCCCCCTGGAGGATGACCGTCTGCCAAATTATGGCGGCTGTACTTACCGTCCAGTCGGGCATTACACGCACTATTTACGGCCTTGCGTGGCTATTTACAGGGCAAACGGTTCTGGCGCCAATACGGTGCGATTCCAATCCAAACCACGGAGGTCAAAACAATGAACCTGAGTCCCCATTTCACGCTGGAAGAACTGACGCATTCGCAGCAGGCGGTACGCGGCAGAATTGACAACACGCCAAGTAAATCGGTGTTGATGAACCTGAACAAGATTGCCGATCTGCTGGAAGCGGTGCGTCAGTTATTGGGTGAACACCCTATCCAGATCAGCAGCGGCTTTCGCTGTAACAAGCTCAATACCCTGATCGGCGGCGCAAAGAATAGCCAGCATGTGCTGGGGCTGGCGGTAGATTTTATCTGCCCCAGCTACGGCACGCCCAAGGAAATTTGCCAGACGTTGCTGACTTCTGGCCTGAAGTTCGACCAGATGATCTGCGAAGGCAGCTGGGTGCATTTGTCGCTGGCCGATGTGATGGCAGAGCCGCGCAATCAGGTACTGACCGCCGTGTTTGAACCGGGTCGCAGGACTCAATATCGGGAGGGTTTGGCATGAAATGGATTTATATCAGTGCGCTGGTGGTGCTGTCTTTTTTACTGGCGATCACTGCCTTTTTACTGGCCTGTGACCCGGAAGGGCGCGGCCTGCAATGGGCTGAGGTGGCCTTGACGGCTTCAGCGGCGGCAATGGGGTCGGCGGTGGCACTGGGGGTCTGGTTATGAGGTTGGCTGACCTGATTACTGACCCTGGTACCGGCTTGATGTCGCACAGCAAGCTGTGGGCGAACGTGGCCTATGCCACGGCGACCGGGGCCTTTGGCTATATGAGTTATGCGGGTACCGCCACGGCGGACATCTGGCTGATTTATCTGGCCAGCATCGGCGCTTCGGCGACACTTTCCAAGCTGCTTTCCTTGAAATACGCGGTGAAAAATGAATCCTGACTTGAAATCTGCGTTGATCTATCTGGGCGTCTGCCTGATTGCGCTGGGCTTGATGCTATGGAATGCCGGGGTGTTCGCGTGAATTTGATACCGTTGCCTTATCGAATTTTAATCAGTGTGGTTCTGCTGCTGGGTATGTTTGCGGCGGGTTTATGGATGGGGAAAGATTATGGCGACACGACATGCACAGCCGGACAGGTCAAGGCTCAAACAAAGGCAATTACAGCGGCGGACAAAGAGACTACGCGCCGCGAAATTATCGGCACAGCGCGTGAGGCCTCAGCCGAACAGATCCGCATCGTTTACCGCACCATCAAGGAGCAGGCACATGAAAATATTGCTAGTCATCCTGAGCTTAATACTTGCGGTCTTGATGCTGACGGGCTGCGCCTCTGGAACGCTGCCAATAGCGGTGCAGCCGCGAGCCTGCCCGGCGAACCTTACCTCTCCCTGCACCGAGCCGCCACCAGCCAAGTCGGGGATGTTGCCGGATCTGTTGAGCAACCACATCGAGGCAATGGAGATGTACAAGGATTGCCGGGACAAGCAGGCCAAGCTGGCGGAGTGCGCTAAATAATGGACCAGCTAGATCAGGCACAGGAATTCGAGGAGTTACGCCGCGCTGATGCGCTTCGCGATCAGGCGCGCAAGCCAAAGATGCTACCGAAGGGCTGTTGTTACAACTGCGAGGCGTCGCTGTTTAACGGTGGGTGTTTTTGCGATATAGACTGCCGAGATGATTACGAACTGCGCGAAAAGACGCAAAAACAAAGGGTCTGATATGGATATAGAATGGATAAAATTTAGTTTTCAGGTGCTGCAGTTTGTCATGACCGGCAGCATTGGAATCTATGTCTACCTGACCAATCGGGGCAAAGTCACCAACGACAGGATTGGAAAGTTAGAGGATGACATTGACAGCAAGTTTAGCACTCAAGGTGAACGGATTTCAAAGATGGAGGCAACCAGTCAGGCTGCGCCAAACCATCATGATATTGCCAAGGTGTATGAATCGCTCAATGCCCTGGCGGGAACTGTTAACCAGCTAGTCGGCGAAAATCGCGGACAAAGCGATACGCTGAAGTTGATATTGAATCAAATTACCGAAAAGGGAATGAAGTGAAAACAGTCCAGGAAATAATAACTGCCGCGCGTCGCTTACATATTCTCAAAGCCTTGGCATTGCGCCCGCAATATCGCGCCGATCCGCGTGGCTTACGACAGGAGCTGGAAGTAACCGGCTATGCGATGACCTTGACTAAGCTTGCGGTCGAATGCGCTTTTCTCGCTGATTTGGGTTTGGTTGATGCCCCTGACAATGGGCTGCTGGCCTTGACCGATGATGGCTTGTCGGTAGCACGCGGTCTGATCCATCTGCCCGGCATTGGTACACCTGAGCCAGGAGAGTTGTAATGGCCCGCCGTTCAAAAGTCAACGCGCTGCCAGCGGAGGTGCTTGAGGACCTGAATGCCAAACTGATACAACGTGGATTCTCTGGTTATGAGGAATTGACAGCCTGGTTAAAAAGCCTCGGTTATGACATTTCAAAAACGGCTATTTTCCGGCATGGTAGTGCGCTTGAAGCAGAGTTTGAAGAGGCGATGGCGGATGCACGGCGCACGCGCGCACTGGCGAAGGCCGCCCGCCAGTCTGGTGATGATAACGACGATGCAATGCTAGCTGCTGCCTCTTCGATCATGCAGAACAACCTGTTGCGTGTGTCGTTAAAGCTCAAAAACTCCAGTGACGCTCCCGCTGATACGGCAAAAACACTCTCGCTGATCTCCCGTGCCTTTGCCGATATTGGCAGGCTGGATATTGCCAGACAAAAATGGCAGGCCGAGGTGCGCGATAAAGCCAGCGCAGCTGCCGATGCAGTTGAGGCGATCGCCAAGAAGGGCGGACTGTCAGCTGAGGCGATGGATACTATCCGCAAGGGTATTCTGGGGATTGCCGCCTGATGGATACCCCTGCCGTACTTCTCCCTTATCAGCAATCATGGGTCGCCGATGATGCCGACGTAGCCGTGTGGGAAAAGTCGCGCCGGATTGGTGCGTCCTGGTGTGATGCCTGCGATGCAGTGATGACGGCCGCTCCCGCTGAAAACGCAATGGATGCACTGTATATCGGCTATAGCGAAGACATGACGCGTGAATACATCGATGATTGTGCGATGTGGGCCAAGGCATTCGACTTTGCTGCCAGCGCAATGGATGAATGCGTCTATGAGGATGAAGGTGTAGCGATCAAAGCCTTTCGCATCGACTTCGCGAGTGGCAAGAAGATCCTCGCGCTATCCAGTCGTCCGCGTTCTATTCGTGGTAAGCAGGGCAAGGTCACGGTCGATGAGGCTGCATTCCACGACGATCTACCGGGATTACTCAAGGCCGCGCTGGCGATGCTGATCTGGGGTGGGAAAGTGCGCTTATTGTCTTCTCATAACGGTGATGCGAACCCGTTTAACGAGTTGATCAAAGACATCCGCGCCAAAAAAGTACCCTATTCGTTGCACCGCACGACCTTCGATGATGCGCTGGCTGATGGCCTATATGACCGTGTAAAACTCATTCAGGGCGATCGGCTCAAGGAAAAGACCCTGGCTGAGTGGCGCACCAAAATCTATGCGCAATATGGCGACAATGCCGCTGAGGAGCTGGATGTCATCCCGAGTTCCGGCAGCGGCCGCTATCTCACGCGCATGATGATCGAGGCGTGCATGAAGCCAGGCATCCCGGTAGTACGCCTGACCCATCTTGATGACTTCACTCTGCTACCTAGCCATATCCGTGAGGCTGAGACACGCGACTGGTGCGATGAGGTGCTGGCACCGTTACTAGCCAAGCTCGACCCGAATCTGGATCACTTCTTTGGTGAAGATTTTGCGCGCAATGGCGACTTGTCATGCTTCTGGCCGCTGGTACAGACCCGTAAGCTGGATTTGGTCACGCCGTTTGTCGTTGAGCTACGTAATGTGCCGTTCGATCAGCAGCGCCAGATCCTGTTTTATATCCTCGACCGCCTGCCACGCTTTCGTGCGGGGGCGATGGATGCACGCGGCAATGGTCAGTATCTGGCTGAGGTGGCGATGCAACGGTATGGCCTGCGCATCGTCCAGGTGATGCTATCTCAGGAGTGGTACCGCGAGAATATGCCACCCTTCAAGGCAGCCTTTGAAGATGCCAAGCTAGTTCTGCCGCAGGATGCAGACATCCTAGCAGACCTGCGCACCATCGTTATGGAAAAAGGTGTGGCCAAGGTGCCGGATAGCGCCCGTGTACGTGGCAGTGATGGACGCGAGCGTCACGGTGATACTGCCATCGCACTAGCTCTGGCCAGCTTTGCGGTATTCGCTATTGAGATAGTACAAATTGAATTCCAGGCACTTGGCCAGCGCCGCGTCTCCTCTCGCATGAATGATTACTAAGGTGAGCACTATGAGCGACCAGTTAAAAACCCCCGCAGTCGAAACAACCGAGATCGCCAGCGTCAAGCGTGACCCGTTCTCACCATTATTCAGTGGGCTGTTGCAACAGAACGATGACACGCTGGCGACACGCGGCCAGGGTAAGGGCATCCGCCTGTATGAAGAGATCGAGCGCGATGCACATGCCTTCGCCTGTCTGCATAAGCGCAAGATGGCGGTGATCTCCCGTCCGTGGGAAGTCACGCCTGCCAGTGAGTCCCCGCTGGATATGCGGGCGGCAGAGGTCGTAGAAGCGCAGCTGGATGCGATCGGCTTCGATCATCTGTGCCTGAATCTGCTGGATGCAATCAATAAAGGCTTTGCGGTGGGCGAGATCCTATGGGTGCTAAATAAGCTGGGCATCGCAGCCAGCGAGGTACGTGCCCGCGATCAGCGCCGCTTCTGGTTCGGTGAGAACTACGAGTTGCGCCTGAAGACCCTTACCAACCTGCTCCCGGGCGAAGCGTTACCCGAGCGCAAATTCATCGTGCATACGCTGGGCGCCAAGGATAACAACCCTTATGGTCTCGGGTTGGGCAGCAAGCTATTCTGGCTGGTGTGGTTCAAACGTCAGGGCATCACCTTCTGGCTGACCCTGCTGGATAAGTTCGGCAGCCCGACCTCAGTCGGCAAGTATCCAGCCGGTACACAGCCGCCTGACCAGCAGAAGCTGCTGGATGCGCTGTCTGCCATCTCTCAGGATGCCGGTGTAATCGTGCCGGACGGAATGGTGATCGAGCTGCTGGAAGCCACGCGTGGCGGCAATGCTGGATATGAGCAGATGATCCGCTATATGGATGAACAGATCAGCTATTGCGTACTGGGCGAAGCGCCGGGTGCCAAAAGCTCCGGTGGCGCACTGGCCAGTGCGGCGATCACGCGTAACGAGGTGCGTCTGGAACTGGTGCAGTATGATTCGGATATGCTGAGTGCGACGCTAAACAGCACACTGGTCAGATGGATCAGCGAATTCAACGTGCCGGGCGCAACCCCGCCGACGATATGGCGCAAGATCAGCGAGCCGGAAGACATCAAAATGCGCGCCGAGCGCGATAAGATTTTGTTTGAGATGGGCGGCGTGCCCGATGCGGAATATCAGGCAGAGAATTACCCGGGCTGGACGTTTAAAAAACCACCTGTGAAAAATGATACCGCCTCATTTTCTGAAGCTGCTATGGATCTTTTCCCAGACCAAACCGCGCTGGATGCCGGGATAGAGGGCAGCTCACCCGAATGGATTGCTAAATTCAAGCCAGAGATTAAACCGGTAATAGATATGATCGCAGCCTCTGCTGACTATGCCGAGGTTTACGATAAGCTGGCTGAGATATATCCCAACATGTGGTCAGAGGAGCTCGAAGAGACGCTGGCTCGGGCGATGTTTGTGGCGGATGTTTGGGGTCGCCTATCTGCCGATGAGGCAGGGAAATAGGGGGTTATATGAGGAATAAAATATCAGCTGCATCATTGCATGTGATTTCAGTTATTGCGCATGCGGGCATGGCTTTGGGGATGTCTAAAAATGTGGATGGTTTTGCAGGTTTTTATGAGTTTTGGCTAAATGATCAGTCAGAAAAAGACCGAAAAATATTGGATGAATTCGAGAAAGAATAAAAAAGGGCTCATAAAGATTTTCTTGGCATGTTGTC